GTCAATCCACTTGTCCATCTCCACCGGTGTGTTGGCGTCCACAAACAGCGGGAACAGTTTGCCGGGGTGTTGGGGGTGGACGCGGAATAGCTTGTACGCCTTGACCGTTTTCTTGGGCTCTTCGCCCTCCACGCTGCCGCCTTCAGCGTACAGCGGCACGCCGTTCTTCACCACGTCCTCGCGCATCTCTGGGGTGATGGGGAAGTGGTGCAGGGTCAACGGCGGATCGTCTGGGTAATTATTTACTCGCCTAAGTCCTTGGAGTGCATGTACAACAGGCACTTGAATCTGACCAACCTTCGCGCCGTACTTCTTGCCAAACTGGTTTAGAAAATTGGGCACAATTTTGTCGTAGAAACCTTTCATGCCTTCGCCACCAACTTGAAGGTTTTCTCCACTTAATTCACGATACCCAACGCCATCCGGTTTTTGATCCATGAGTTTTTTAGCGCCTTCTCTGCCAATGTACTCAGGTAATTGGGCGTGCGGCACATCATCTTCTCGCACTATTTGGTTACCTTGTGGATCATAAGCAAACAAGATTCCGCTATTGGGATTATCTGCGTGCGTCATATGCCTGATAAGGCCAACGTGTTGGGCCAGCCCGTACCTATCCGCTTGCTCTCGTCCCGGCGTGATGGCAATAGCGTCGTAGCCGTTGGCAGCGGCATGGTGAATCATCTTCTTGAGCGCCATCTCATGCCAGTTCTTTTTGAACGGGGCATCGGGCACGGTGTTCTTTGACTGGTGCAGCAGATCTTGGTGCGCGGCCTCGGCCTTCATGACCTGCGGAAGCAGTTCCATGATGGTGTTGTTGTGCTTAATTTTGGACGCTTCCAAGCGCTGAATCATTTCAGGATTCAAATCTCGCATCCGTTTTGTTGTTGGATCGCTTAAACCACTTTCCACAAAAGCAGCATTTTGCTTGGCCTCACGCAATTGCTGCTGCAATTTCCGGTGCGCACGCTCCGCATTGTTGATTTGCTTTTGAACGTCAGGCGGCGTGTAGCCTTTCTCGCGGCCCTGCTGGTGCCAGTCGGATTGCAGCTCTTCGATGTGCAGTATCTTTTCGCCATTGAGTCCCCTGCGGTCTTTAGCACGAACGCTGGCCAATATGTTGCCCTCACCACCGAAGTGTTGTTGCACGCCACTAAAGGCTTTGTGCGGGAGCGGGTGCTTGAGCAATATCTCGCGGTAATTGCTTCCGCCCGGCAGGGTGTACGTTTCATGGTGCGGCCCATAAGAATCTTTGTCGCCACCACTTATCTCGTGCGTCTGAGGCACCACGGGCCGCTTGGCCTTGAGCGCTTCCATGAACTGCGCCCGCTCCATCTTGGGCAGGTTCACCAGCGCCTGTAGCCCACGGTCCTCGGCCTCTTGCGCCTTGTAGCCGGGCATCTTGCTCAATTCGGTCATGAACTCCGCACCGGTCCCCTTGGGACGTGGCAGTGTCTGGGCCAGCCGGTCAATAGGGGAATAGAAGCTCACAGTGGGCGCTCCGTCAGGTGGATGTCATGGGTTGATCCGCCGCGTTTCATTTTGTTTGAATCAAAATGCTTGTTCAATTCATTCTCTAATTCATTTTTGTCTTCGCCAAACCATTTTTGTTTGGTGTTGGGATCGCGTGCAGTCCACCCGTGGGATTCTCTAATCACCATTAAGTGCGGGTGGGATTCAATTCCGTAGCTTGCGCCTTTATTGCCAAACCCAGTCCCGGCCCATGTTCTTGGCGCAGTCTTGCTTATTTTTATTTTATTGGCGATGGCTTTCCGCATCTCCTCCACCGGAACTGGTCCGCCTTCGGCCATCTTGGGCATGGTCGGTCCGGGCTGCTGTGGCATGGCCTGTGGATTCGGCCGCAGGGCCTGCATGGCCTGCCCCGGCCGGGTAAGGGACAGGATGTTGCTCTGGGGTTGGCCGGGCCGTGGCGGTGCGCCGGGGGCTCCGGGTGGGGGCATGCCGCCTTGCGGTGGCTGGCCGGGCATCGGTGGCTGTCCGGGTTGTTGGCCAGCCTGCATGGGCATCATCTGGTTGCCGGGCGTCAGGGGCTGGAAATCCACGCCCCCGATGGGCATGCCGGTGCCTGACTGGCCGTTGGGCGACACGTACGCCTTGACGGGCAGGTCGGGTGCCTCCTTGACGCCGACGTCCTTGATGCTCACCGAGTCGGGCGTCTTGCGCAGCATCAGGTGGGCCAGCATCTCGTCCTTGTCGGGCTCGACGTTGCCGCCCTCAGCAACCCCGCGCGCCTGGCGCTGCTTGGTGTAATACTTGTTGATGTGGTTCAAAATGCGGTCGTCCACAATCTGGTGTGGGTAGACCTTCTGGATTGTGCCGGTGAAGTCCGATGGCCGGTACTGTTGCCGAATGTAATGCGACGCGTCAGGAAACGCCACGTCCACCGGGGCCAGCTCGGGGGCCGCGCCCAGCGCGTCGCCCAGTATCTTGTGGCTGTAGGTGTTGTGGTCTGCGCCTTCCACCAAACTAGCCCCGGGGCGCATCTTGCCTACGGAGTGCCCGGTCATGCTGATCTCCAAGTTGCGCAGGGCGGGCTCGGTAATGGCGTACTCAATGTCCAGCCCGTTGGGCATCCCCAGCGCTTTGGTGACGTTGGGCGTCTTCATGCGGTTGTTGAACCACTTGCGCATCTCTGGGTCTTGCTGCATTGCAGCAAACGATTCTTCCGGCTTATGCACGCCGGGAAAGTGCGGGAAGGATATGTGCATGCGCGCTTTGGTCTTGGGGTGCAGCTTGATAAACCCGTTGCGGATCACCTGATTGAACGCCTCTTGGTTCTCCGGCTTCACGCCTGAGTTGGTGATGGCCTTCAGGTTGGCGTCCGCAAAATGTTGCGCAAAGTGATTGGAGATGCGCCCCATGGCAAGGTGATGCGCGATAACCCGAGGGCTTTCCCCGGTGAGCTGGGCCAGCTCGTTGACCTTGTTTTGAAAGCCTTGAGCGGCTTGTTCACCAGACGCCCAAAATGGCCGTTCCTCTTCGGGCAGATCCTGCTTGCCTTCGCCATAGCGTGCACCGCCTTCCTGTTGGGAGTCAATCGGGATGCCCGCCACGTGCTCCAGCCGTGCGTCCGATACCGTCTGGTCGCCGGGTAGGCCGATGTTGATGTCGCCCTTCTTTGCTTCGTAGGTCGGCGTCACGCGTTCACCGCCGGTCGGCGTCAGCCCATAAGGAACCTGCCGCACGCGCGCGGCCTCTTTGATGGAACGGCCTGCTAGGTTTGTGGTCTCGCCGGGCTTGGTAACGTGCTCACCAGCCTGTTGCCGCGCCACGCGGTCGGCAATAGCCTGCATCTCTTGCGCGGACGGCAGCGGGGCTTGAGGCAATCGCAGGGGCAGCTTGGGTTGGTCTTTGCTGCTGCCGCCCTTGGCGTACCCGCGCATGGCGCGGACAAGGTCACTGTGCGTGGTCTTCGCGTTCGCGGTCTTGTCCCAGACGGCGTGGTGCGCGAGGTGCTGGTAGTAGTCAAGCAGCGCCGGGTCAATGCCCAGCTCCATGGCCCGCTGCCGTCCGGCCAGCCGGTCCACGGCCTCGCGGGCACCCTTGCCCTTGCCACGGTTCATGATCGAGCCGACGCCTACGGGCGCGCCTTCGGTGTGCAGGTTGAGCTGGCGCGCGTCCAGCGTGGGCAGGTCGCCCCGGCCCAGCAGCGACCCGATGAACCCGGACTTGGCCCCGGCGATGCCCTTCATCTTCTCGGCGAAGTCGCGGAAGTCGTCGGTGTCGCCGGTCAGCGCGCGGTTGAGGCCGGGCCCCATGGTCTGGGCCATCTTGGCCGCCAGCACCATCTTCTCGGCTTGGTCGTTCTGCTTGCCAAACGGGGCGAACTTGCCTTGCAGGTCGCCGATGGACGCCATGTCCGCCGTGCCGCGCTCGGCTAGGTCGAGGTACTTCTGGCCAGCCTTGGAGCCCAGCCACTCGGCGAACGCGCCCTCGGGCCGGACCTCGCCGCCGGTGCGGGGCAGCTTCATGCCGGTCTTGGTGGCTGTCTCGCGGGATAGGCCGCCGCGCCCGATGCTGGATTGGGCGATGGTGTACGCCTTGATCAGGTCGCGTGGGCTCATCTCGCCGCGCTTGGACCGCCCGGCCTGCTCGTTCATGAACCCGCCAAAGCCCTTCTGGATGTAGTCGGGGATCTCGCGCAGGTCGCCGAGCTGCTCTTGGACCTGCTCAAGCGGCCGCCACTTCCAGTCCTCGATCTTGGTGGTCTTGGGGTCGCGGTAGGGTTTAGTGGCCATGGCTCGGTCCTATGGTGGTGCCGCGCATTCTACGCGGCGTACGGATTCTCGCGGCTGCGCTGGCCCGCGTCAATGTAGTCGTCCTCGTCCACCCACTCCTTGGGGAAGTCGATGCTGATCCAGCCCGCGTCGCGCAGGAAGCGCAGGGCTTGGCTGATGCAGTCCACGTACTCGTCGTGCGCCGTGTTGGGGAACGAGCATATCTGGCTGACCATGCCCTCGGCCCAGTCCCGCACGTAGCCCTTGCGCACGCCGGACTCGGGTATCCACACCCTGCCCGCCTTGATGATGTTGGCCACGATGCTCAGGCGCTGGCTCTTGTCGGCCCGCCCCGGGTTGTAGCCGCGCACCGGCAGCCCGGCCCGTTGCAGGTCTTGGATCAGCGAGATGCCCGCCGCCTTGTCCTCGACCAGCAGCAGGTCCACGCGCTTCTTCTCGCGCCCCTCGCCGTACACGGTCTCTTACTCGTCGATGATCTTGGGCCGCAGGTCGGGGTAGGTCAGCTTCTCTTGCCAGCAGTCGATCACCATCACGCACATTCCGCCGTCCAGCGGCTTGAACACGCCCAGCGTGATGTTGCCGGTCGGGTCGCTGGCCTCCTTGTCCTTGTAGCCGCAGTCGTAGGACTGGATCACGTACTCAAAACGCGGGAAGGGCTTGCCGTCGGGCCACAACCGGAACCAGTCGCGCTGGACGATGCCGCCCTCCTCGGGGTCAATGATCTCTGCATGTATTTCTTGCCGACCAAGGTTGGTGCCCTCGTATTGCAGGATCTGCTTTTGGAACGATGGGGCTAGGTTTTTGATGTTGGCGTAGGTCGACGCGCGCGTGATCACCACGTCGTCGCCCTCGCGGCTGATCAGGTCCAGCACCACGTCCTTGGGCTTGGGCGTGGTCGAGCAGATCAGCTTAGTGCGCTGGCCCAGCCGGATGCCGAACATGATCATGTCCCAGCTCTCCTGCAGGTAGTCCCACGCGGCCAGCTCGTCCAGCCAGCCGCCGTGGAACTGCGGGCCACGGAAGCGCTCGGGCTCGGACGCCGGGATGCCCTTGATCAGGCTGCCGTTGACCAGCACCAGCTCGTGCAGCGACTTGTTGTAGTCCTTGATCAGCACCGGGGGGATCACCGATAGCAGCCCGCTATCGCCCTCGAAGCAGGTGGCGCGCAGGTCGCTGGATGTCGGGGCTGACACCAGCCACCGGGTGTTGGGGTTCTGCCATGCCCACCAGCCTAGGTTCTCGGCGGCCGCGCGCGTCTTGCCCGCGCCCCGGCCTGCGACCATCAAATGGATATTCCACCACGTGCCGAGTGGTTCGAGTTGGTGTTTGTGCGCGGCCAGCAGCCACTTGGCGCGCCAATCAAACGCGGCGCGGTGCTCAACGGGCAGCTTGGCATACTGCGCCCGCACCTGCGGGTCGCGCAGCAGTTCAGCTAGGTTGCCCATCGTGGCGCAGCAGCTCGATGTTGGTGAGCATCGCGTCGAACGTGACGAAGTCCACGGCAATCTTCACCGGGGCGTCGGGGTCGCCCGCCAGCACCGTCTTGTCGCCGTACTTGCGCGGGTTCCACTTGGCCAACAGTTTCAAGCGCGTCTCAATCTGATTCTTGCGCCACGCGATGCTGCCGGGGTCGTAGCGCTTGTTGCCCTGCTCGTCGAACACAGCCAGCGGCTCTGTATCCGCAAGCGCTGCGCACTCGTCGGCTATAGCATCGTGCCCCGTATCCCGTGCGTGCGCGATGCGCTGGGCGAATTCCGCGTCTTCTTGCTCCCAGTCGTACAGCACTGTGTTGTGCGGCATGCCCTTCTGGCGGCAGAACTCACGCAGCGTCTTGCCCTGCGCCAGCCACGCCACCAGATCAATCTTGATCTGCGCCTTGTTGGGATAGGGTGAGATGCCCTTGGGCCTGCCTATCTTCTTACCAGTTGCCATTTGTACCCCTTCAGCGCATCTTGCAGCGCGTTGGGGCGCAGTTTAGCAAACAACGTAGGGCGTGTCCTGCGGGAAGCCCTCAAGCGCCAGCAGCTCGTTTGCGGCCTCCTCCTGCGTGTTGCCCCATGCCATGGGCTCGTCGTCCTCGGGATCGCCGCTGCCCAGCGTGGCGACATACAGCATGAAGAGGGTGTTGAACTCCACGTGGAGCTGGACCGGGCTCACAGGACCACCTCAATCTCGCCGCACGTCAGCACGCGGAACTCGTCGAAGGACTGCTGCAGCACGCAGTCGATGGCGGCGTCCTCGTCCTTGGCGTGCACGTCGATGGTGTAGTGGTGGTTCTTGCCCGCAGTCAGGGCCTCGACGGTGAAGACCGGCAGGGCCACACCGGCGAGTACCGCGTCCAGTGCGTCGCGCAGTTGGCGGGCCGTCTCGATGGACATCGACGTGCCCACGCTGGTGACGCCAGCGCTGCGCTGGGCTTGGACCGACAGCCAGACGCCGTCGGTGCCGTAGGGCTCGACGAAGATCTTGTCGTCGTCGTTGCGGATGATGTGGTCTAGGCTTTCGTCGAATACTTTGTTCATGGTGTGCTCCTGTGTGGATGTGTAGGAGGGGGCCGAAGCCCCCGGGTTAATTAAGCTGCTGTTCTATCCGCAAAAGCGCGCTTGGCTTCTGTACCCTGCGCCACGTACTCGTCAGAGCCGTACGCTGGATCGACTTCGTTCCAAAGAGCCAGATCGACACCGTGACCTGCTTTCAGGGCAGCGTTAACGCGCTGGGCCAGACGCTCTGCTTTGGCTGTTGCTTCTTCGCGGCGATCTGAAAAATACTTACCGCCTTCGTACTCGTCAACCAAAACTTCCACGCCGCTAAAACTAGAATTGTGATGAAAACGACGACCTGCTTCGTTCTCCATTGCCACGTAAAAAACTTCAGCGATGAAGGGGGTTCCATCTTCTGTGCGACCTGCATCAAACAGATCAGAAGTTGCGTATGCGGTGTAAGTTGCGTTCATTTTGTTTTCCTGTGTGTGTGTGTTGAAGACAGCTCTACTGTAACACGAAATTACAGTTTGTGAGGCCCCACAAGAAAAATATTTCTATCAATGCACCCGTTTCGATAGCCTGTGCCTAATGTTGTAGGCCAGCATCTCGATGTCCACGCAGTCCTCGGCCAGCTTCGCGCACGCCTCGTTCTCCATGGCCACGGCCTGCCGGGCTGCATCGATGGCAAAGGCCATGATCTCGGCCTTGGCCTCCTCCAGCGCCCGGTCGAATTCCTTCTGGGTAAAGAGCTGCACGGTCCCGCTGTGGCCGAGTAACTGCCGGGCCAGTGGGCTCAATTCTGGTTTGCTCATTCCTTGGCCTCCTTCCGAATTTTGTTGAGCAGGACGTTGGTCTCAAGCTCCGCCAGCACTATTTTGGTGTTCCGCACGATATTGACCATCATCGCGACAAACATTGCCTCTCGCTCATCCTCGTCAACCAAACTGAGGGCGCTGGCCACGATCATGCCGCCCGCGTTGAAAAGTACGTCCACCGAGGTGCCTTCACCATTCCTGCGCTCAAAATCGTCGCCCATCTTGAGCGCGAATTCTTCAATCCTCGCCGCCTCAGTGACGATTGCGATTGTCATTTTTTCATCGAAGTCCATGCCTTACTCCTGTGAGTTGCCCATGACCCGGCCTTCCATGACCTTGTTGGCCATGCGCAGGTCCTTGTTCTCCTGCTTCAACCGGTCCACGGTCGTCGTCAGGTACGTGATACGGGCCGTAGCGCCCTCGATCCAGTCCGCGACGTCCTTGGGCATCCGGTAGGTCTGGACGCTGTCCACAGCCGATTCTGCGGGCTTTGCCGGGGCTTTCTTCGTTGTTGCCATGCTGGCTCCTTGGTTGTGGCCCCCCGAAGGGGGCCGGGTTGTTTTACAGGTAGGCGTGCTCGTGGGCCTCGACGAACTGGTCGGTGGCCTTGTCCAGCTTCAGGGCGGCCATGGTATCGGCCAGCGTCCACAGCGCCTTGTTGAGCTTGACATTCTCGGTGACGCCGCCCACCGCGCGTGTCGTCATGCGACGGCCGGTGGCGCTGCGGCCGGAGACGCCGCCCTTGAGCATGTTCTCCTGCACGCGGTTGAACGTGGTCCACAGGTCGGCCTTGTTGTCCTGCCAACGGTTGGCCGTCAGCATGCGGTAGGGCGTGACCGGGGCGTCGTCACCCCAGCGGGCCTGTCCTGCGGCCTTGGCGAACGCGACCTGCTCGTCGTGGTCCAGCGTGATGGCCTTGTAGTCGGCGATGCGGCTGCCGATCTGCTTGGCGTCCTCCAGCACCCGGGTAGCGCCCTCGATGACGTCGTCGACGATGCGGCCGCTGTGCCGTACGCGGATGTTGTTGAACATGTCCCCGGCGATCAGGCCGTTGGAGCACACGAAGCGGAACACGCCCGACATGATCTGGTACGAGCTGCTGCCGTCGTGGCTGTTGAGCAGGATGATCTCGGGCACCTCCTCGCTGGTGGCAATCGAGCTCAGATGACGCATGCGCACCATGTGCTTGGTGTGCTCACGCTTGTCAGCGCTGCGGGTC